AGCCCCTTTGGCACTAGGCCATGACCATCTCCACTACAAGAGAGATGGACAGACTCAGTGTGGTGGTGCGCTTTCGCACATCACGCCCATCTAGGAAACCGTGAGGTAACCTAGCACGCCTAACTACTACTTTGATCCTTTCAGATCTTGGTAAGAAGAATAAGTTAGGTCCCAACTGCTCGACGTAGCCACCGACCGCGAGACTCATATCGAAGACTGAACTTCTCAGTCTCCTACGATATGGGACGAGGCTAAGGTATTTATATCGAGTAGAAACCAAAGATGTCAGAATCCCTTGATTAGGGTTCAGCCACTCTGGTACAAGATGAACCTTACCATCTATGAGATCAACTAGTTGCTTAAGTGTACGATAGAGATGCATATTGCATCTCGCACCCCACTCAAGTACTTGGTTGATAACTACATAGACGGACGGGTCGTCTGCAAGTGATTTAATATAGAAGGGTGTAACATCGACCCCTTCATAGTAGTCACCACCGCAGCTTTCCCGAAAAGGTCCGCTACAGAAAGACTTATCGTAGTTAACGTTAAGCCCAGCTTGAGTCAAAAGCTCACATATACCCTGGAACTCATGTTTGGGGATGATTATATCATCACCAAAAACACAGGTATCCTTCCAATCTATAAAAAGATTGGGACCGCCATGACATGCGCGGTAGGCATAGATGAGCGCAGCTATAATAAGAGTCATCAGAGGAAAAGTAAAACCATTTCCCATGGTGCTTATCATATTAAGGCTGATTGACTCCCCATTTGGTAATTTCATCCTCGGTGACCGTATGGCCATCAAAAGACGAAACCAGTCTCGTGGGAAGAGCTGTCGCACCAAATCGATACTAATCATATCTGACGCAGAACTGAGGTCGATAGTAGCTAAACTATCCTCTTCAGAACCACGTTTTGCAGCAGCCTTATTCTTAGGTTGTTGCTCCGATATGTCTAGACCGATATAGCGAAGTACACCCTCTAGGTATGACCCTGCAGCAAGCTGCATGGCCATATTACCAGAAGGTTCCACCGCTATAGTGCGTTCCGTATCCTGATTTTTGGGTACGGTAGCAAGACGCGATCCCTCAACTACAGTGTATCCACAATTTTCATTAGACTCATCAAAGAGTCGAAAATATGGATTACAAAAACGTAGCGAACGAACATAGGGAACGCAACAGAGCGTACAAGTCATACTTTGGATGATTTTCTCAGCGGTATGGGTACCAGTTACTCCATTACTGGAGCCTGGGCCAAACCGCCAGTGATCAAACAAGTATGCCGGATTAAGAGGTGTTTGTATAGCCTCTTCATCAAAAGTACTCGTATATCGCTCGAGCATTACAGTAATGTAATACCGAGCATTAGCGAGAACCTTTGGCTCTATCATGGGCGATCTAACAGACCTATTGTTATTTAGGAATGTTTCGATAGCTTTTGAAGAGAGTTCCGGGTCAACGTAGACCGCACGCTTTCGCATGCGTTGTACGAGTCGATCCCTAGCAAACACTTGTGAAAGTGAACGCGAAGGGAAAGACTCTAGCTCTCCTTGCAATGTTTCGAAGATAGCATCAAGCCTACCTTCACTTAAGGAAGTAATCCTGCTCATTGGACATCTCCAAATGAAGGGCAGAGTTAAAACCCCGACCCAAGGTTAAATAAGAATTCATCTATGATCTCTATGCTAAGAGGATAACTTCGTAACTAACCGAAGTACTCCAAATATCAAAGAGAAACCTAGAGAACCCAAAATGATCGTCAAAGCTATTACTAGCGAGACGTTCATTAGAGTTCTCTCTGTCCATCCCCGAAATGGGTTTGGCATTAGAT